CCGATCTATGTGTGCATTATATCGTGAAACCGTTGGGATCATTAAACCCGAGGATCTTTCATGGGAAAATCTCGACGCGTCTTCAGAAGCGGATTACAACGAAGACGATGTCGGTGATGATGGACTTCCTGTAGAAAACAACGAGTGAATAAGCTCGCGTAAAAAACACAGCTATTTATGAAGGGAAAAATTACATCTCTTCATATTTTTTACTTTTTAAGGAGGATTTGTACTATGGCAACTCAGAAGAACGAACAGGTAAATCAGAACCAGAATCAGGAACAGGTCAAGATGGAACAGCAGCAGGTTGAAGCAGCACACGTGGCACCGGAAGTAATGCAGGTAGCTATGCCGCCTGAAAAGAAGGGCGGTTTCTTCCGTGACATGGGAATCGGTGTGAAGATCGGTGTTGGTCTCGTTGTCGGTGGAACTCTCTTCGGTGTTGGCTGGCTGATCAAGAAGGCTTTCTTTGGTGGAAACAATTCTTCTGATCCGGTTGACGTTGAAGGAACGGTATCTGAAACGGCTGAAGAGTAAACCGATATTTGGTGGAGGGGTTCTCGTCGAAAGGCGGGAGCTCTTCCACCATTCCTCTTTTTAAATGTCTAAAGCTATATTCATAGAAAGGATGGTCTGTGGTTTGAGCGTCCGTGGATGGTTAACCAGGAATGCATCCAAGGTTATTGAGACAACCGTTGAGCAGAGTAAGCAGACCTTTGCCAATAATGTTGGAACGAAGACGGATTTATATTACAAGCTTGGGCGTATCGGATTGTTGGTCGTCCTGGCATGGCTTACAGGAAAGGAGGCTGGCGGATATTTGCAGCAGGACAGTGCAATCCAGAAGCCTGCCTCAGCGCCTACACATGTGACAGTGAACAATTATATTTATGACGATCGTGAAAGGAGTAATACTAAATGATTCAGAATGCTGTTAAGACTATGTCCGGTTCTGGTGAACCTATGAAGACCGGTGATATGCTGCGTATGGCTGCTGGGATGATTGTTGGCATTGGTGCTGACATGGCGATTTCTGCATTGCTTGGTTCCCATATTCCTGCAGGCAGCGGATGGAAGAGAGTCATGCGGAAACTTGGGATATTTATCATCTCAATGAAGATTGGCGAGGATTGCGAGGTATATTTCAACAAGGTGTTCGACGAGACGCGCGATGCACTCAGTGAGGCTCGCAAGGAGATGCAGACAAGCATTCCAGCTGAAGGGAGCGTTCAGTAATGGCTGTCGATAATAACAGTCTTGTAAAACAGGATGATATTCAGAAGAAGCCTTCTTTCGATGAGCGCAAGAAGGATCTGAAGCAGTATAGTGGTGTCCACCAGGTTACTAAAAAAGAGAATGCGTGGCTTGTGTGGCTTAAAGACATGTTCTTCAGCGGCAGGTCGTTCAAAAGTATATTGGTCGATGTTGCTGAGAACCAGGTGGCACCTCAGGTTAAGGACCTTGTGAGGAATAGTCTGGTATCGGTTCTTGATGCAAAGATATACAAGGACCACAAGACAGGATCCAATTCCAGCACGGTTCCGGGTTCATTCGTGACCAATTATGTTTCATATGGGAAAAATTCTACCGGGGCAAATTCCATAGGACCGGGTTCTACGTCTTCCGCCAAGCTTACTGCCAATAAGCAGAGCGAGGAAGATATTATTAAGAGCGGTTTTGAGTGCCCCGCTTTCACTACCAGTAAAGCTGCCAATGATTTTCTCAATGACATGAAAGCGTATGTCATGAAGTATGCTACGATGAGTGTTCTGGATCTTGCTTACATGCAGGGCAAGCGAGTGAATTACACATGGGACAAGTACGGATGGGAGTCAAGTGATATTCTGGCCATTCAGGGTCCGAAGCACATCGCCAATCCCGCTGCTCCGTGGATAATTGAGCTTCCTAAAGCAACTCTTTTGGCTTAACATATAGGATTAATCTTATATTTTCAGGAGGTTATAGCTGATGAAACCGATGGGAATTACTAATTTTGCTGCTCGAGTCGGTAAAAACTTTATGAAGTACAAGCCTGTTGCCAAGGCTGTACGTAAATTCAACAAAAACAAGCCTGAAATTCTGGCTGTGACCGGTGGAATTTGCATTATTGCAGCCTTTGGATGGGCGATTTACGAGGCTGTGACGGTGAAAGACGCTCTTGTTGAGAGCTCTAACAAGGTAAAAGGCATTGAGATGGCTCGTGATGCCGAACTTGCTGCTGAGGATATTACAGAAGAAAAGAAAACTGCCATCATTAAGTCCAGTAACAGGGACCTCACGACAGCGAGACTGAGCGGTGTGGCCGTTGTTGCAAAGAAATTTGTCGGTCCTGCAATCATGCTTGGTGTCGGAATGAAGATGGGAACTGATGGATTCCGGATTTTGCGCGCCAGGAATATTCTGTTGGGTGGCGCTCTGAAGAGTACTGAGGATATTCTCAAGTTCTATCGTAGTAATGTGCGTAGCGAGCTTGGCGAAGAGGCTGACAAGAAGTTCATGCGTGGCGTAACGGGTGAACAGACGGTCGAAGAGGTCAAAAAGAACCCTGATGGAACTGAAACTACGGTAAAAACCACTGTTCCGGTTGTCAAAAACAGTAAAAATCCGTGGAGATTCCAGTTTAATGAGGATAATTTCGACAGTTGGCAGGAAGATACTGATATGAATTTGTTCTACCTGAAGTGCGAACAGGACTGGTGGAATCATGAGTATCAGAACAACGACACTGTAAACATGTATGAAATTCTGAAGCATATGAGGTTCCGGTTTGACAGGCTTAAGGCCAAGATGTCGAAGAAGGAATACAGAGATTTCCTGAACTTCCTGCGGAACTATGGCTGGTGGAAGGGCAGCAATGGCGATGGATTTGTTGACTTTGGCATCTATCGTGCTATCAATGAGGCTGCTGTGCGTCGGACCAGCGACGTTATATTTGTTGAGTTCAACTGTGATGGCTGCCTTGAAAATATGTGATAAAGGAGATATTTGTTATGAATAAAGTATTCAGGATAGTAGCATTGCTGGCCTCGTTTGGGGCCGGTTTTGCTGCCGGATATTTCGTTCGGAAGAAGTCTGAATTGAAGTTTGAAGAGGTTACTGAGGAAGAGTTGGCTGCAATTGCCGAAGAGGACGCTCAGAATGCCTCTCAGAGCCTCTCAGAGCCTCATGAAGGGGCCTCTGGGGTAGAAGACGAGGAAGAGGTAGGGTCTCTCCAGAAACGCTCAGAAGCGCCGCTGGAGGGCATTGGCGAAGGGCAGAAAATTGCATATTTCAAGCAGTGGAAGGCTGAAGAGAAGCGAGAAAAGTATGACACGCGTACTAAAGAGGAGCCTGAGGACGTTGTCACTGTCGAAGATCTTCCGGAAACTGACTTCATCAAAAGTATTGATGAGGATATTCAGAATGGCAATGTAAAGCCTGTCTATCAGAAGCCACCCGTTGTCCCGACTATTGAACCGGCTTCCAAGGAGGATTGGAATCACTGGGTTGGAACTCAGGATGGTGAATATGATCCTATCGAGATTATCTGGTATGAAAAAGATAATGTATTCTGCGATAGTGACGACGAGCCTATGGACAGGCCTGAGCGGTATGTAGGCTTTGATATTGCCAAGTTGTTCGAGACCGAGGATGAGGATAGCGGTAACCCGAATGTCCGTATTGTCTTCAACCATAAGTATCGAGCTATCTATTATATTACTCGCATCAATGGCTCCTGGGGCGAGAAGAAACAAATGGAAGAATACGGGGGCGATGTAGATAATGACGACGAGGAAGACCCTCATGAGAGGTTTGAACGATTCCTCGGGATTCGGTCCTGACTTATATTTTGAGTGGCTCTGCCATAAGGTTGGAATGGGTCCTGAGAAGCGATATTTCACCCTTGCAAGAGCTCTTCATGAGATGATATTTGAGCCGAAGAATGTGGTTGGAAATGACAAGAATCGTGCTCAGGATGGACTGGAATTGCGGGTTGAATTCATGGACAGATACGGAGCGCAGGGGTCTGCATTGAACCGTGGACCCTGCTCCATGTTCGAATTTTTGGTCGGTTTGGCACGCAGAATGAGCTTCATCATGTGCGATGGAGAGGAAGATATTAGTGCAAAAACCGGTCATTACTTCTGGAAATTGATCGAAAATCTGAGGCTGAGCAAGTTGGATGACGAGCGATATTCTGTTTTGAACGGTGATTTTTTCGTTCAGGAAGCTGTCGATCGTGTCCTTTTTCGCACATATTCTGCGTCTGGAGAGGGCGGTTTGTTCCCTTTGAAGGGCGATTTTGGCGATCAAAAGTGTGTCGAAATTTGGTATCAGATGAATTTTTGGCTTGGCGAGCACCTCGAGATTTAAGGCGATTTTTGGCGTTTGTGTCAAAAAAAATGACACAAAAAAATTTTTGACACACAAAATGACACAGCTGAAACCGTTGGTATTTCTATGTTTTTTACTCTTTTGTGTCAAAATGTCAAAAAAAATAAGAATTTCTCTAGCTGGCCAAAAAGTCGTTTTTCTATTACCAAACAAGTGCGATTTTTTTGGTTTTTGACACACAGGTAAAAATGCTGATATTTTCAAAAGAAAGGAGAGCAGAGCATGAATGAACTTCTACGAGATAGTTGTAGGGGTGAACAAGAAAACAGGAGTCACGGAAGTAAAGCCTGAATTCTATGTCACGCAGGAAGATCCGGACTTGATGGTTCGAGCAAAAAACTTCTATGCTATCTGGAATGAACGTGCGGGAGTTTGGTCGACAAATGAGTCAGACGTCGTTCCACTAGTCGACAAGGAACTGATGGCCAAAAAGGTCAGCCTTGAGAACAGCGGAATTACCAGTATAGACGTCATGACCATGAAGCGATACAGTTCAGGAAGTTGGGTCGAATACAAAGGTTATATTTCGAGACACCCTGATCAGTTCACGCCATTGGACGACAAGCTCACCTTTGCAGATGATATTGTCAAGAAAGACGATTATGTCAGCAAAAGACTACCGTACAATCTCAAGCCTGCCGACCATAATGCTTACGACGAGATCATGAGCACATTATATTCTCCTGAAGAAAGAGAGAAGCTTGAATGGGCAATTGGCAGCATCGTAAGCGGAGACAGTAAAGAGATTCAGAAGTTCTATGTGCTGTATGGTAAAGGTGGTACCGGTAAAGGAACAGTCCTGAAGATAATTAAGAAACTGTTTAAGGGATACGTTGCTACTTTCTGTGCAAAAGACCTTACTATGAGCAGTAAGGAATTCAGTATGGAAACATTTGCCACAAACCCGCTGGTAGCAATTGACCAGGACGGTGACCTCAGCAGAATTGAGGATGCTACAAGAGTTAACAGTATCGTCAGTCACGAAGAGATATTGATCAACACAAAAGGTCAGCCACACTTTCCATACACTCCACATTGTACATTGTTCATAGGTAGTAATGAACCGGTAAAGATAAAGGACGAGGAAAGCGGTCTAATCCGAAGACTCATTGATATCGAACCAACGGGTAAGAAGATCCCATCGGATAGGTATCAGATGCTCATGAAACAGATAGACTTCGAACTTGGTGGAATTGCCAGCCATTGTCTGAAAGTGTACAAGAAACTCGGCAGGAACCATTACGATGGATATCGTCCTCAGAGCATGATGTACAGAACCAATGCCTTCACCAACTTTATATTGGACAGAATGGACGACTTCATTGAACAGGACGGTGTTTCACTCAAGACCGCGTATACGTGGTGGAATCAGTACTGTGATGAAGCAGGCGTGCCAAATAAGCTTCAGCGGCATAAGTTTGGTGACGAACTGAAGAACTACTTTTATAATTTCGAAGATCGCGCAAGGGTTAATGGAGCATCGGTCAGAAGCTGGTACAGCGGGTTTCATATGGTTGGTGAAGACGACAATAAGCCTGAAATTAGTGAAAAGCCGTCAAACTGGCTGAGTATGACATGCACTGAAAGTCTGCTGGATGATATTCTGAAAGACTGCATTGCCCAGTATGTCGATCCGGAGAACACAAATAAACCTGCCGAAAGCTGGAATAAGGTTAAGACCCACCTGAGTGATCTTGACACTCACCAGCTTCATTATGTTCTGCCACCAGAATGGTTATTCATGATTGACTTTGACCTGAAGAATGATGATGGCGAGAAGGATCGTGAGAAGAACCTTGAGGCGGCACAGCGATGGCCAGCAACATATGCTGAATTCAGCAAGAGTGGAGCTGGTATTCACTTATATTATCGGTACTCAGGAGATTTGCAGGACCTTCTCGGGTTGTATGCAAATGACGTTGAGGTTAAAGTCTACAACGGCAAAGCTGCAATAAGAAGATGTTTGTCTCTGTGTAATGACCTTCCTATCGCCACGATTAGTTCTGGCCTTCCGAAGAAAGAGAAAAAGGAGGTGAAGAGTAAAGTGGTTGATATTTCGGTAGTCGAGTACGAAAAGTATCTGGCCAACACGATTAAGAAAGCCATGCGCAGCGCGAGAGATCCTGATTACAAGGATGCTATCAAAACGTGCACACATCACAAACCGGCGTGCGACTTCATTAAACATATTCTGGACGAAGCTTATAGCAGTGGCAAGCACTACGATGTTACCAACATGCGTAAAGCCGTCTATGGATTCGCAATGGAAAGTACACACAATCAAAGATATTGCACTGACCTTGTGCGAAAGATGAAGTGGTGCAGCGAAGACGCGAGCCAGCCTGTAGATGGAGCTTATAAGGGAACAAAGGTGTTCTTTGATATTGAGGTCTTCCCTAATGTCAACATGGTAAACTGGAAGATCGAAGGCGATGATCATCCTGTAGTGCGTATGATCAATCCTAAGCCCAGTGATATTGAGGAACTCCTGAAGTATGACCTTATTGGATTCAACTGCAGGAAGTACGACAATCATATTCTACATGCAATCAGACTCGGATATTCACCGGAGAAGGTGTATGAGGTGAGTAAGAATCTGATCTCCGGTAACCCTGACGGATATTTCAGGGAAGCCTGGGACTACAGCCTTACTGATATTTATGACTTCAGCAGTGAGAAGAAGAGCCTGAAGAAGTTTGAGATTGATCTTGGTATTCACCATAAGGAGTTAGGTATGGACTGGACAAAACCTGTGCCTGAAGAAAGATGGACTGAGGTAGCAGAGTACTGTGACAATGACGTCATAGCCACTGAAGCTCTATTCCATTCCAAGAAAAGACAGGCCGACTGGACTGCAAGACAGATTCTGGCGGATCTGGCAGGTATGAGTGTTAACTCTACAACTAATAGCCTCACTACAAAGATTATATTCGATGGCAATAAGAAACCTCAGGACCAATTCAACTATCGGTTCATGGGCGGCACTGAAGGCGAGACTTATATTCATCCGCCTGCCGATGCATGTGATGGGAATCTTGACCCGGAGTTTACCTTGTTTGATGGCAACAATCGTCCGATATTTCCTGGCTACAAGTTCGAACGGGTAACTGTGGACGACAAAGGAAACAAATTGGAAAAAGCATACTGGAGAAGTGTGTATCGTGGAGAAGAAGTCGGCGAAGGCGGATACGTATATTCCGAGCCTGGTATCTACAACAATGTAGCGCTGCTGGATATTGCCAGTATGCACCCTTCAAGCATTGTCGCAGAGCAGCTGTTTGGTAAAGTCTATACAAAAGCATTTCAGGATATTCTTCAGGCACGAATTTATATTAAGCACAAGCAGTATGACAAAGCCAAAGCACTGTTCGGCGGCAAGTTGGCTAAGTACCTTGATGATCCTGCACAGGCGAAAGCTTTGGCAGGGGCTTTGAAGATAGCTATTAACTCAGTGTATGGTTTGACAAGTGCAAAGTTTGATAATCCGTTCAGAGATCCTCGTAATGTGGACAACATTGTGGCAAAGCGTGGAGCACTGTTCATGGTTAATCTCAAGCATGAAGTGCAGAAGCGTGGTTTCACAGTTGCACATATTAAGACTGACTCGATTAAGATTCCGAATGCCACACCTGATATTATTCAGTTTGTTATGGACTACGGAAAGCTGTACGGTTACAACTTTGAGCATGAAGCGACGTATGAGCGCATGTGCCTGATAACCAAAGCTGACTATGTTGCGAAGTTCATGACCAAGGAAGAAGCTGAACAGAAGTACGGTTATATTCCGAGTGACCTTGTCGACTATGGTGGAGAATGGACAGAGACTGGAGACTGGTTCAAGGATCCATATTTGTTCAAGACCCTGTTTACTCATGAACCGATCACACTGGACGACATGTATGAAGTCAACAGCGTAACGACAGCATTATATCTGGACATGAATGAGAATCTCAGTAAGGACGACCATAAGTATACGTTTGTTGGAAAGTGCGGAGCATTCTGCCCTGTACTTCCTGGAACAGGCGGTGGCGAACTTGTGAGAGAGGACAAAGGCAAGTACTCCAGTGCCAACGGTGCAAAGGGATATCGTTGGAAGGAGTATGAAGTCGTGCGCGATCTTGGTTTGGAAGACCAGATCGACAGAAGCTACTATGATAAACGGACAGCAGATGCAAAAGCCGAGATTGATAAACTTGGCAGCTATGAGTTGTTCGTTAGTGATCTACCCTATCCTACGCCTACTAAGTAATACTATTTGTGAATAAAGGAGAATTATATTATGGAATCTCGCAGAATTATTGAACCCATCATCCTCAAGAACATCAGCATCCCCTACAACACCGACCGTTGGCATCCGAGAAACTTCCAGGGCCTCGAGGTGAACAAGTACAATCGTGAAGGTAACCGTAACTTCTGTATATTCCTGGATCCTGAGCAGGTTGACTGTGAGAAGCTTATTCAGGAAGGCTGGAACATTAAGGTCAACCGCAATGAGAATGATCCTCAGGCAGAACCGAGCTATATGCTGCGCGTAAAGGTTCAGTACCATCCCGCTGATAGTGATCTTTCCCGTCTCAATCCTCGTATTCTTGAAGTCACAAGCAAAGGTGAGATGATGATGGACGAGGATAATGTCGGCGATCTGGATACCGCACAGATTGTAAAGGCCAACCTGACGATCAAGGGGCGCTGGAGTGAGAGCGCAACCTATACCGGTGTTACAGCATATTTGGCCAAGATGGTTGTAAGGGTCTTTGAGGACGATGGTGACCTTGATGATCTGAAAGAAGGCATCATGGACGACTAATGGCTGTCCGGTTATTTGAGCACCAGGAAGCTGCACTTGCCAAACTGCACAATGGCTCCATCCTTTGGGGTGGAGTCGGCAGCGGCAAGAGCATTACTGGTTTGGCATATTATTACAACCGTGTCTGTAATGATATGAAGAAACCAATAGACCTTTATATTATCACCACAGCACGTAAGCGAGACACCGGCGAATGGGAAGGCGAGCTTGCAAGGTTTGCGCTTAGTCGTGATATTTCAAAAAGCTATAAAGGTGTCAAAGTTTCTATAGACAGCTGGAACAACATTAAGAAGTATACCGATATTTCAGGATGCTTCTTTTTGTTTGACGAACAGCGGGTTGTTGGCTATGGAGCATGGACCAAAGCTTTTCTGAAGATCACGGCTAGGAACCAATGGATATTATTAAGTGCGACACCTGGTGATTGCTGGATGGACTATTTGCCGGTGTTCATCGCTAACGGATATTTCAGAAATAAAACCGACTTTCAACGTCAGCATGTGATATTCAATCGATATAACACTCGATACCCTCAGATTACCGGATATGTTGGAGAATCACAATTGAGGCGACTGAGGGATCAGGTATTGGTTGGCATGAGCTACGAGAAGAAGACTGCACCTCATCACGAACTTATATTCAGCTCGTATGATAGAGAACTGTATGACAACGTGATGAAAACACGATGGAACCCTTACGAAGACAAACCAATTATGGACGCATCAGAATTATGTTTTGTGCTAAGGCGTATAGCTAATTCTGATGAAGATCGGGTTGATCAAGTAAGGGAGCTTTTGTTTAAACACCCTAAAGCAATTATATTCTACAACTACAATTACGAGCTGGACCTTCTTCGAGAGATGGCTATTGATATTAATACATGTGGAACTGAATGGGGGTATGGAGAATGGAATGGCCAACGTCACGATCCCCTCCCTACTGGGCAACGATGGGTATATTTAGTTCAGTACATGGCAGGAGCCGAAGGCTGGAACTGTATAGAGACTGACACAATTATATTCTACAGTCAGAGTTACAGTTACAAGACAATGGTTCAGGCCGCTGGACGAATAGACAGGATCAACACCGGTTACCACGATTTATATTACTTCTATTTCACCAGCAACTGTAAGATTGATTTGGCTATGAGAAGAGCATTGAAGCATAAAAAGACATTCAATGAATCGGCCTTTGCAGGCAATTTTAAGCCAAAATTGAAAAAATAGCAGGTTTTCAGAGAGACACGGCTCTGGAGGCCTTGCGCCCCAACGGTTTGCGGGCCTCGCGTGAACTACATGGTATATTATGGAGAGATAGAGTATGACTTTAAAACACATACTCTTTTTCTTCTTTCTTGGAGGACACAAGATGGGTAAAGAAGCATCGTTTCAAGCAAAGCTCATAAAGCGTCTATCGAAGATATTCCCAGGCTGCATAGTTCTTAAGAATGACTCTGGTTATATTCAGGGCATTCCTGATCTGACTATATTGTGGAATGGTCATTGGGCTATGCTGGAATGTAAGGAAAGCGCTGAGGCATCACACAGACCTAATCAGGATTATTACATAAAGATGACCAACGACATGAGTTTCGGTCGGTTCATCTATCCTGAGAATGAGGAGGATGTTCTTAGTGAACTTCAACAAGCATTCGGAATATGAAGGTAAGCACGCTTTGCTAAGCGCCAGCAAACACAGCTGGCTGAACTATGATGATGAGAAACTCATCAATGCGTATATTTGTAGCTATGCTACTACAATCGGAACGCTCGTTCATGCATACGCAAAAGACAAGATTCTGTATCGGCAGCCAATGGAAGATAATCGAAGCGAAATGAATGCTCTGCTTCTCCATTTGCTCAAGAATGATATTCCAGAGCGAGTCATTCCTTTGGAGAGCCTGTTCTATAACCTGATGCCATATGTCAATGATGCTATTGGCTACAAGATGACACCAGAGCAAGTGTTATATTACAGTGACTATTCCTTTGGAACGGCAGACGCGATCAGCTATGGTCGTAACGTTCTGCGAATTCATGATCTCAAAACTGGTGGCACACCGGCAAGCATGGATCAGCTGATGATTTATGCAGCCTGGTTCTTCCTTGAGTACAAGAAAGAAGTGAACTTCCAGAAGAGTCATACAGAACTCAGGATCTATCAGAATCAGGATATTGTTGTCCATACTCCAACGAACAGCGAGATTGCTGCTGTTATGGAAAAGATTGTACATGGAGCGGCACTTATCGAAACACACACGATGGAGGTATGAGACAATGGCCGAACATATTTGGAAAGAACCTGCATTTGATATTTTGTCAAAGGTTGCTGAATCATTCACCAAAGACACAGGTATTCCGGTTAAGGGTATCGATGAAGACTGTGAGCCTTATATTGCACACAGTGGTTGGGACAATGGAAAGCGTCGGTATGGATTGTATGATCCATATATTGACTTTGTTGATCTGGACCAGAATGATGGTGCTCTTTATATTATGCACTATGGTACACCTCGACATTCTGGTAGATATCCTTGGGGCAGTGGTGACAACCCTTATCAGCGTTATGCCAATTTCACAGGCAACGTAAATCGGCTTCGTGAAAAAGGTATGAATGATACTGAGATTGCAAGAAGCATGGGTATGACAACCAGTGTGTTCAGAGCAAAGCTCAGTATGGCAAATGATGAACTCCGTAAGGAGCGGGTTGCTGAAGCCACAAGGCTCAAAGAGAAAGGATATTCTAATGGAGCCATTGCGACACGAATGGGTCTTCCAAATGAAAGCTCGGTTCGCAGTTTGCTTAATGCCAAGAGCAGCGCTCGCACAGAGCAAACACAAGAAGTTATATCTATGCTCAAGAAAGCCGTCGATGAAAACAAGTATGTTGATGTTGGCGGTGGCGTTGAAAAGTATTTGAACGTAACTGAGCAGAAGATGAAGACAGCTGTTGTATTGATGGAGGAACAGGGTTATAAGGTTTCCACCATCTACCAGCAGCAACAGGGAACAGGTCAGCGTACTCGCTTGAAGATATTAACCAAGGAAGATGTTCCTTATGGCGAGATTGCCAAGCATAAGGATGAACTGGCCATTCCGAACTACTACAGTGAGGATCATGGATATACCTTCGAAAAGCTAGAAAAGCCCCGTCCAGTAAATGGTGATAGAATCATGATCCGTTATGCGGAAGAAGGCGGCAAAGATCGTGATGGTACAATTGAGCTTCGTCCTGGCGTGGATGATATTTCACTTGGCAAAGCTCTTTATGCTCAAGTACGAATTGCAGCTAAAGCTGATCCTAAAGCTACTGAACCGACACACTACCTCAAAGGTATGGCTTTGTATGGCGATGAGAAGGACTTTCCACCTGGAGTAGACATTATATTTAACACCAACAAACCCAAAGGAACTGATATTTGGGGCAAGTCCAGTGACACTTCAGTTCTGAAACCAATCAAGAAAGATGCCGATCCTACTAATCCGTTTGGTGCATCAATCAAAGATGATAAGTATCTCATTCGTGCACAGCGTCATTATATTGATGCTAACGGCGAGAGACAGCTAAGCAGTCTTAACATTGTTAACGAAGAAGGTAACTGGGGTGACTGGGCTAAGACACTGAGCAGTCAGTTCCTTAGTAAGCAGACTCCTAGCCTGGCACAGCGGCAGTTGAAAGAGGCATATGATATTCGTAAAGATGAATTCGACGAAATCTGTGCTTTAACAAATCCAGCTGTAAAGAAGAAATTGCTCGATTCGTTTGCCGATGACTGCGATGCTGCTGCTTCACATTTGAAAGGTGCATCTTTACCGAGACAGCGAAGTCAAGTTATATTACCAGCACCATGGCTTAAGGAGAACGAAATCGTTGCCTTCAACTATGAAGATGGTGAGAAGGTTGTCGGTATTAGATATCCTTATGCTGGGTTATTTGAAACCGGCGAGTTCACTGTCAATAATCGTGATGCCAGAGCAAGAAAGCTGCTTCGTCGAGATGATGGTTCATATGCTCTTGATGCTGTGATGATTCATCCTAAAATGGCGGCTAAGATGTCGGGGGCAGACTTCGACGGCGATACGATATTAGTTATTCCGAATAATGATAAACGCATTAAGGTTCGTCCGGCTCTTGAAGGGCTGCGTGGATTCGAGACTGATATTTATAAATTGCCGGAAGATGCACCACCCGTTGATCAGGCTCATGGATTTCACAAGCAGCGTGAAATGGGCAGCGTTTCCAACTTGATAACTGATATGACCATTAAAGGTGCAAAAGATGATGAACTTGCACGAGCAGTAAGACATTCAATGGTCGTTATTGATGCAGAGAAACATCATCTTGATTGGCAGCAGTCAGCACTTGATAATGGTATTGCAGAACTGAAAACAAAATATCAAGGTGGTCCAAAACGTGGTGCCGCTACATTGATATCTAAGGCTTCCTCTGAATATGATATTCCGGCAAGAAGGTTGATTACCAACCCGAAACGGATGACTCCTGAACAGAGAGAGGCCTTTTATCGTGGCGAAAAGATATATGAACCAACAGGCTCTACATATACTAACAAAGCCGGTAAAGAAGTTCCTCGTATTGAGAAGTCTACCAAGATGGCTGAAACCAAGAATGCCTATGATCTTTCATCAGGCACAGTCATTGAGAACATTTATGCTGAACATGCTAACAAGCTTAAGCGGTTGGCAGAAGAAGCAAGAAAGACCTCAATCATGGTCGAGCCATTCAAGTACGATCCAACAGCAAAGAAAGCTTATGAGGCAGAAGTAAAGTCTCTTAATGAAAAGCTGTATATTGCAGAGAAGAATCGTCCTCTTGAACGTAAAGCACAGCTTGTTGCCAACAAGATGGTTCAGGCGGCAAGAGAAGCAGATCCTACCCTCGATGCAGATGATATTAAGAAACTTAGAGGTCGCAAGATAACTGAAGCCCGTGCTCGTGTTGGTGCAGGTAAGACTCTTATCAGCATTACACCTAGAGAATGGGAAGCTATTCAGGCTCGTGCAATCTCCAACAACCTTCTGAATAGAATACTCAATAATGCTGACATTGATCTGGTTAAACAGTATTCAATGCCTAAGAACTCGCGACTCATGTCTAATGCCAAAATATCTAGAGCTCGCTCAATGATGCGTCAAGGCAGGACAACTCAAGAGATTGCTGAAGCATTGAACGTTTCTGTTTCAACACTTCAGCGTGCTCTTGAGTAATGCCAAGATGTTTTAGAAAGGAGCAAGATATTTTGGCTAGATCAGTAGCTCTTAGTACATCTGACAATCCGTTTGATCCCATTACTCAGTATGATGAATGGGAAAGATACGATTTGATGAAGAAGTACTACACAAACGATTACCTTGATCGTGTGTGTCATACAACTCGTGAACTTGGTGATCAAGTCTATCTCCAAGATATCGAAGCTACCATCGATGAAGCAGTAAAACTTGATCTGATCTCGTGGCAAGCTGAAGGTGTGCACTATGTCAAAGTTGTGCATGAAGACTGATTACCAAGATGTTTAACGTGATCACTTGCCATGCCTCAAACACATCGCGAAAGCCAATGGCATTTGGGTGTCGGAACGAAAAGGGATAACGACACCATTACCAAGATGTTTAACAATGCGATCTATGTGAATGGTACACAATACGTACTAAACACATAGATCGTTTGTTTTGTCCTTTAATGACTACCAAGATGTTTGGGTTTTCGGTTTCGGTCTCAATTACAGTATGCAACAGCATAGACATTGATCGTTTCTTTTAACTTTCTGATTCAACAACGAACCAAGATATTTGGAAATCATCATGTTTACATGCCGCATGCCAAATCAAATTCGTAATCCCATCCTTAAACAGACCGGGGGGATGCTCATGATGTTACACCCCCACCCCGGAATCGCGCTGATCTTCGAAAAAACTCCGGAGGGAAAGTTTGAAAGTCATATTTCGGATCAAGAAAGTCTAACTGCATAGGCATCAAGTGCCTGACAACCTACAGGAACCATACCAGAAGGGGGCGAGAAAACTGTGGCTGGCAGAAATCCCAAAGCGAATCAGTTGCCTGCAGTGGTTGATGAACCCCAGAAGATTATGGTTAGACGCCGTGCACCAGCTCTGGGCATTGAAGAGCGAGAGAATCAGCTAATTGCAATGGCAATGGACCGCGCAGAAGAAAAGTTTATGAATCATACAGCGTCAGATACGCTGACAGTTCACTTCCTGAGACTCGCTACAACAAGAATGGAGCTGGAAAAAGAAAAGATTCGTAAAGAAATAGCTCAACTCGAAGCAAAGACCGATGCTATTCAGTCGATGGCAAAGATGGAAGAGCTTTATACGAATGCTATGGACGCTATGAAGCGATATGGTGGACGAATAAACCAGGATCCTGGAGAGGATGTGTAACCTTGGCTGATATTACTCGCAGAAAAAGTTATCGAGAGCTTATTCAACTCAATACCTTTCAGGAAAGATATGATTATCTGAAAGTGCATGGTGTTGTCGGACTCGATACGTTTGGCTGGGACAGATATTTGAATCAGGTTCTATACACATCCAAAGAATGGCGCGAGTTTCGGAACGAAATAATCATTCGTGATAATGGTTGTGACCTTGCTTGTCCTGATAGACCGATATTATACGAGAAGATACTGGTCCATCACATTAATCCTCTTACCGTAGAGGAACTTGAGCAGCGTAGTCCGGTGATATTCGATCCAGACAATGTTGTATGCGTTACCGACAAGACACATAAGGCCATTCACTATGGTGATTCTAATCTTTTAGCAAAAGATCCAATAATCAGAAGACCCAATGACACATGCCCATGGAAATGAAAGGAGGAAACACTATGAACGAAAGCATTCTGGCAACAATAAAAAAGATGCTTGGCCTTGGTGAGAACTATGACCCGTTCGACACGGATATTTTAGTCTTCATTAATGGTGCACTGATGACATTGCAGCAGTATGGCGTAGGACCAAGCACTGGATTTGTTGTCACCGGATACGATCAGGCATGGAGTGAGTTTCTTCCTTCTGAAACGCTGCTCGAAGGCGTCAAGCAGTATATTTACCTGCAAGTCAAAATGGGTTTCGATCCCCCGGCAAATAGTTTTGTGATGACCGCTATGCAGCAGCAGTCTGATAAGCTTGAATGGCGTTTGCGCGAGCAAGCAGAGTTTTTCTCAGGAGGTTCGTTGTCTCCTGGATATTGGCAGAAGATTGCTGCCGACGAAGAAGCACAGAAAGAGGACAGCATTGATACCGGATTGGGTCCTTTTAATGGGTTGAAGGGTGATGGATAACTAATGCTATCTAACACCGCTGTACCGATCTATTACGGACAGTTCCGGCAAGCTGTAATGAGTGGAAAGATCCGAGTTTGTGAAACAGTATCAATGGAAATGAACCGGATTGATCAGCTCATTCGAGATCCACAGTATTACTATGACGACGAAGCAATAAATGGGTTCATAGCATTCTGCGAAAGTGAACTTACGTTAACCGATGGCGAAGATCTGCATTTAATGGACACATTTAAACTGTGGGCCGAGCAGATATTCGGATGGTATTACTTCGTTGAACGTCAGGTTCCCAGACCTGGTCCCGACGGTCAGTGGCGTTATGTTAAAAGAAGAATCAAGAAACGGCTTATTAACAAGCAGTATCTGATCATCCCCCGTGGCGCTGCAAAGACCATGTATGCAATGTGCATCCAGGCATATTTCCTTATTGTCTATAACAAAACAACACAGCAGATCACAACAGCCCCAACAATGAAACAGGCTGAAGAAATGTTATCACCCTTGAGAACTGCTATAGCCAGATCTCGAGGGCCTTTGTTTAAGTTTATGACAGAAGGAAGTATCAAGAATACGCGATCCTCTGTTAACCGTGCACAGCTTGCCAGCACCAAGAAGGGCATCGAGAACTTTGCGACAAACAGCATTCTTGAAATTCGACCTATGTCTATCGATAAGTTGAATGGCCTTAGAGGTCCGTACAACACAGTCGACGAATGGCTGTCTGGAACAGTTCGTGAAGATGTTGTCGGTGCACTTGAACAGGGCGCTTCCAAGAATGAGGACTGGCTTATCGTTGCTACAAGTTCGGAAGGCACAGTTCGTAATGGCCCTGGCGATGATATTAAGATGGAGCTCATGTCCATTCTTCGTGGAGAATACTTAAACCCGCATGTCAGTATCTGGTATTACAGACTGGATGACATTAAGGAAGTCAACGATCCAAGCATGTGGATTAAGGCTAATCCCAATCTTGGGCAGACAGTTTCGTATGAGACGTACGAACTCGAGAAACAGAGAGCCGAAAAGAGCCCTGCCAACAGGAACGATATTCTTGCAAAGAGATTCAACATTCCTCTTGAAGGAAGTACATATTTCTTCACCTATGAAGAGACGATTCCTCATAGGAAACGCGAGTTCTGGAGAATGCCATGCGCAATGGGCGGTGACCTTTCTCAGGGTGATGACTTCTGTGCTTTTACATTCTTGTTCCCTCTTGGTCGAGGCAGCTTTGGTGTAAAGACCAGATGTTACATTACAGAACTCACCTTCATGAGGCTGACGAACACAATGCGAGATGAATACCAAAAGTTCCTTAACGAAGGTAGTCTGGTAATCATGGCCGGTGCTGTTCTTGATATTATGGAAGTCTATGAAGAACTGGATAACTACATCCACAAGTGCGAGTACGATGTTCGAGCGTTTGGTTATGACCCATATTATGCACGTGAATTCGTTGAACGTTATGCTCAGGAGAATGGCCCTTACGGAATTGAAAAGGTTCATCAAGGTGCAAGAACCGAAAGCGTTCCCATTGGTGAATTGAAGAAACTGGCTGAAGAGAGGTTACTGATATTTGATCAGGAAATGATGAAGTTCACAATGGGCAATGCCATCACAATTGAAGATACAAATGGAAACCGAAAACTCAGCAAAAAGAGATACGATCAGAAGATCGACTCTGTTGCTGCAATGCTGGATGCTTATGTTGCTTACAAACTTAATCGAGATGCATTCGAATGACAAAAGAAAAAGGCCATGTTCTTAAAGATAAATAAAAAGGGACAAGCCCTTTTGTGAGTAAGCTCACGCAAGGATTATCCCCATTGGTTCGGGCTTTTCAGCCCTGTGTTCACTTGTAGCAACAATATTAAGTTTACTAGATGCCTTCAGTTTCTTCCAGATCTTTTCAGTAGTAGTAATGGGTAAGCAGACAGTCAGTTCATTGATGCCAAGAGAAGCAGTATCACAGAGCGCTCGAACTTCGTCTTCGTCATTGCCAATCATTTCATTGACGAAGAGGAATTCCGCAGCAACTTTGTCAATATCCTCTTTCTTGATAATCAGTGTTCCGTTAATCCACTTTTCCTTCTTGCTAAACAGTTTCTTCATAATCTTCATAATAAAAAACTCCTTTCAATCTAGCGACTTGTGTCGCTGTTCTGTTCATTAATATCCATGTTTATCTCGCGGGGAGGGTTTACCGATGACCAAAGAATACAAGGAGTACCTGGCTCATAGGGATGGCCCTCTCTATAGGGCTGAAGACTTTTTGGCTCATTATGGCGTTAAAGGCCAGAAATGGGGCGTTCGAAACTACCAGTATGAAAATGGTGGATACACTCCGGCAGGTGCTGAACGCTACTGGGGAGGTACTGGTCAAGGACGAAGACCTGGTGCTGGATCAGCGTCAATTGTTTCGAGACAACGACAGATGCCGCGCACATATGCTAAGAGCGGTCCACGCTTACCGACGAAATCGCCTTACGCCAGAAGTGCACGTCAGAGGCCTGTGCAAAACCAAAATGCAAGACCGCAGCCCACTCAGGAACAAATCGAGGCAAGACGCGCGAAAACAAGAAAGATACTAGCTATTGGTGCTGGTGTTACTGTTGCAGCCGCCCTTGGATACGCTGCTTATAGAGGCTCTACAAATCTTCGTGACCAAGCACGTCAGGACGTGTACAAGAATATTGATACCGACTGGCGTAACGTCAACACGCTAGGGTCAAAATACTGGACGTCTGCTGATAGACATAAGTATACGGAAGCAACAAAAGCTCATGCCGACTATATTGCGAAAGGTATAACACGAAGAGATGCCATTGCTAATAAGTTTGCTGAGAAAACCGGTATACGTATAAATCTTCCGCAGAATCGCAAACAAGTTTTAGCCGACCGACATGAGGCGAATAATTACGCCAACTTGCTGCGAGAATTTGATCAGCGTGGTGCATTGAACAGGCAGATATCTGAAGCTCGAAAGGATCTTAATAGGTCCAAAGTTATTGCCGAACGAATGGATAAGACCCGTTTCAAGAGCCAGGAAAGATATGGCGCCCATCTTAATGAGATGAATCAGCAGAATGTCGAGATGCATAGGAAGCGTCTTAACAGCCTTCTTGAACAGCGTCGTGCTGCTGGATTTTAATGAGGAGGTTGTCTTATGAATAATATGTATCAGGATTACCTTGCTCATTATGGCGTTAAAGGTCAGAAGTGGGGCGTTAGGCGTTTCCAAAATGAGGATGGTAGTTTAACACAGGCAGGAAAAAGAAAGCTCGAGAGTTCTGAAAATGGCAAATCAAGTACAAAGCAGAATTCCGAAAAAGCCAAAAAAGTTCTAGCTATTGCCGCTGGCGTAACAGTTGCATCATTGGCAGCGTATGCCGCTTACAAAGGTCTGCAAAAAGCCGACGACAAGTATCAGACTTCACTCGAACGAGGGGTTGATCTGATGCGACCGTTTGAGCGCAACTTGCAGAAGGAGGGCGGAATGGCTTATATGGTTCCAAAAGGGACCAAGGTTCAGCGTCTGAGTAGATTTGATGAAAAAGACGCTAAAGGTCATGCTTATGTGACTTTTGATAAACGCGACAACGAGCGATATAAAGGCTTCTTTGGCAATATCCTATATGGAAGCAAGGCCGTTGAGGAAGCCATTGGAAAGCATAGCGATGTGTTCGTTCATGATCTTGTTGCAAAAGAGGATTTGATAAGTCCGAGTAAAGAAACAAGAATAAGAACATTTCTTGAGATGTATAAAGATAATCCTAAAGAAATGGGTAAAGTGCTTGGCAACTATCATGTAAAAGAACCTGGAAACAGAGGCAAACTTCCGGCGTTCGTTTATCGCAAGCAGTATTCAAAATTACATGGCACTGATAAGGTTACCAAAGGCTATCAGACTTTTGTTAAATCCCTTGGCGATCAGAAAAATAAAAAGATCCGTGATGAATATTTCACTCGACTGAGTGCTAAAGGATATAACATGATTCAGGACGATCAGGATAGCGGAAAGAATGGATATCGTCCTAGTATTGTATTTGACCGAAAAAGAAGTCTGATCTATGAAGGTCATAGAGATCTTTCTAAGGACGAGGTAAAGAAGAACTTGAAGAAGTACGGTCGATATGTACAAAGATCGGACAGGCATAGGGAGTGGGAAGCATGAGCTTAGAATATGATAACTATCTCGCCCACTATGGCGTTAAAGGTCAGAAGTGGGGCATTAGACGTTTTCAGAACGAGGATGGAACTTTAAAAAATCCATTCAGAAAACAAAAACCCGAAAGCAAAACCTGGAAGTCCTCGGATGTTTCAAACCTGAGCGATGAAGAACTCAATAGAAGATTGAATCGTCTCAATCGTGAAAAGCAGTATAAAGAGCTTACAGCTAGCAGAGCGACTAAGGTCCGCAAGTTCATTGTAAAGTCCGCCACAAATATTCTTGTAGCAACAGCGGTAGGTGCTTTGGCTGGTCACGCTAGGAAACAGTATAACTCGATCATTGAAAGTGTTGCCAATGTACCAACCGATACTATCACTCGCGATAGCGGTGCTATTCAGTTTCCCAAACCGAAGTACACTTAAGAAGCGAGGTGAGTGATTATGAACTGCACTTATCAGAATTATCTCGCTCATCATGGTATCAAAGGTCAGAAGTGGGGCGTTAGACGCTTTCAGAATGAAGACGGTAGCCTCACTCCAGAGGGAATGCGCAGAGAAGCGAGACTGCATTCCAAAGATGCTAAAGCTTATGATAAAGAAGCAAGACGAGCATCGAGGCAAATAAAGGAAAAATATTCGGAAAAAGAACAAGAGCGTTGGCTGAATGACAATTTCGGTGAGGACTGGAAAGATTCTAAATACATGAATGATGCATGGAAAATCAAAAATCCTCATAAGTTTGCCGACAAAGAGCTTCGTAAAGAGTATACAAAAGAAGCTCAGCGGTATAAACGCTCTGCTGAAGAGTCTCGTCATGAAGCTCAAATCTTTATGGACAGATATAAAAAGACGAGATATCGTCCTACAACCGGAGAAAAAGTTACAGGAGCGGCACTTGCAGCGACCTGCGTAGCTGCTGGAGTAACAACAGGAACGCCTTTAGCAATGATTCCTTTCAATGTCGGAGTTTTGGCGTGGGGTCATCACATTGACAAAAAGCGCCGTGCTCACAACGAGAAATTGGTGCGAGGTTGATGAGTGATATGAATGAGATTTATCACGACTTTCTCGCCCATTATGGAATTCCTGGCATGAAGTGGGGTGTCCGACGTTATCAGAATAAAGATGGCAGTTTAACAAACGCAGGTTGGGCCAGATATGTTGATCGAAATGGTCAGCTTACAAAAAAGGGTAAAAGGTCATTAGCTAAGAATCCTGGTAAACTGAGCGGTAACGATGTTATACAGCAGTGGGCTCAGTATGCTAATTCTGGAAAGCGCGATAATGAGTCTACTACCCCAATTGTTGTTAAATACCAAAAAGAGATTGACAAAATCTATGAACAAAGTAAACGCCATATCTCAACAACAAAAGCTGCAAGGATTGCCAATAAAAGTCATGACTGGATTGGCGAAATTTCTGGTGCAATGTTGAAAGACATGGGCTATAAGGACACACAAAAAGGTAGAGACTGGATGAAAAAACAGCCATGGATGACTGATTTGTGGACTCCGATTTATGTATAGGAGGTGAAAGGGATTGTCCGAGTATCGGGGGGACGGGATGAGCTTAGGCGCTCGACTTAAGCATGCATGGAATGCTTTTACCGGGCGCGATCAGCAGGTTATCCTGAACCAGGACCTGGGGCCAAGTTACTCAATCCGGCAGGATCAGATCTCGTACCGAAGAGGCGTGGATCGATCCATTGTTGCCTCAATTTATACAAGAATTGCGATTGATGTTAGCTCTGTCAAAATACAGCATGCCCGAGTCGACGTTGATGGCAGGTTTGTCGAGACAATCGATTCCGGGCTTAATTATTGCTTAACGACTGAAGCAAACATTGATCAGACTTCCAGAGCCTTCTTGCAGGATTTGGTGGAAACCATGTGTGCAGAAGGAGTCGTAGCTGTTGTGCCAACCGATGCAGACGTTAATCCGAGGCTTAGTGGTAGTTACAACATTAAGACTCTTCGGGTTGGCACAATTACTCAGTGGTGGCCGAACCACGTAAAAATTCGGTTGTATAACCAGAGAAGCGGAAAACGAGAGGACATCGTCCTTCCGAAAAGTATGGTGGCAATCATACAGAACCCTCTCTATAACGTGATGAACGAGCCGAATTCAACATTGAAACGGCTTATTCATAAATTAAATCTTCTCGATGCAATAGATGAGCAAACGTCCAGTGGTAAATTGGACATGATCATTCAGCTCCCATATGGCACCGGTACTGAGCTCCGACGCAACCAGGCTGAGAATCGGCGGATCGAACTGGAACGACAACTTGCCAAGAGTAAGTACGGTGTAGGGTGGCTTGATGCAAACGAGAAGATTATTCAGTTGAATCGCCCCGTTGAAAATAAACTCATGGACCAAGTCGAATACTTAACGAGCATGCTGTACAGCCAGTTAGGGATGACGAAAGAAGTCTTTGAGGGTACTGCCGACGAGAAGACGATGCTGAACTATTTTAGCCGCACAATCGAGCCCATTGTGTCATCCATATGCGACGAACTCAATCGCACATTCCTGACCAAGACCGCTCGCACTCAGAACCAGAAAATCGTGTTCTTCAGAGATCTGTTCAAGTTGGCTCCTGTTGACGCCATTGTCAATCTTGGAAGCCAGTTCGCCATGAACGCGATCATGACGCCCAATGAGGTAAGACAGCTTATTGGCTTTAAGCCTGCTGACACTACCGATGCGGACGAACTCAGGAACCGGAACGTCGACGCAAGTCCCGGACCTGACGTAGAGGGCATGCCAATGGAAGGCGATATGCCAGTAGATCAAAATGGAATGCCAGCTGAGGAAGAACCGGTGACGAGCATTAGAGACACGAAGGTTTCTGAGATCCTTGCCAGATATAGAAGTCAGCCGTAAAGGTTCACAACAATAAAAATTTTTATAGTTGAGAAGCCATACACCCTTTACGGGTGGCTTTTTTTATTTTCTGCAAGTGCGGACAGGTAACCAAGAATTGTGAAAGGAGAACCAAGGATGAGTAAACCCAAAAATTACGATTTTAGCGGGTGGGCTACAAAGAACGATCTCAGATGCTCTGATGGTCGCACCATCCGCCGGAATGCCTTTAAGGATGATGACGGTCGAAGGGTCAGCCTTGTTTGGATGCATCAGCATGACGATCCGATGAACGTGATTGGTCATGCCGACCTCGAGAATCGCCCTGAAGGCGTCTATGCCTACTGCAAGTTGAATGACACCGCCAGTGGTAGGCAGGTCAAAGAGATCGTCAAGCATGGCGATGTGACGAGCCTGAGCATTTGGGCGAACGGCCTCACTCAGGAAAGAGGCAATGTTCTTCACGGAAGCATTAAGGAAGTCAGTGTTGTACTCGCGGGCGCGAACCCTGGAGCCGTAATTGACTATCCGGTACTTGCTCATGGTGAAGAGAGCGATACTGAAGCTTATATTCGGGTGGATGAGCCTATCGAGCTATTCCATGCCGATGCTGAGCCTACCGAAGATGAGGAGCTTTCTCATGCTGATGAACAGACTCCTGCCCCAGCACCCGCTTCAGAAGGCGGAAAGGAACGCACCATTCAGGATGTCCTCGACTCGATGACTGAGGAAGAGCGCGCTGTTACAGAGTTCCTTGTTGAGCAGGCAATTGCCAGCAGAGAAGAAGCTGACGGCAAAGCAGCTGCACCTGAAATGGCCCAGAGTGCTATCAGCCCTCTTACCCCGTGGAAGGCCAAACCCGCGCAGGACACGCTTTCCCATGCTGAAGGCGAGGCTCCTGCTGGTGATGGTCGTACCGTTCAGGACGTTCTGGACGCTATGACTGAAGAGAAACGAATGGTGGTTGAGTATCTGGTTTCCCAGGCTCTTGAAGGAGCTGGAGACGAACCTAAAACCGAAGGCGAAGAAGTCGCCGCACACAATGATGATGAAGGAGAGGTATTGAACATGAACGTTTTTGAGCAGAATGGCGCCGCTAGCACCCGCCCTGTCCTGAGCCACTCTGAAGGCTCCGATATGCTGAGATATGCAGCCGAAAACCATATTTCCAGTCTGAAACAGCTCTACCTTGGCTGGGCCGAAGAGAACGGCATCTCACAGGACGAGCTGACCCATGCCGATCTTGGCATTAACAACATTGAAACTGTTTTCCCGGATCACAAGCTCCTGAACGGCCCCGAACCCGAGCTTATGACAACCGACCAGGGCTGGATCACAAAGGTCCTGTCCAAGGTTAGGAAGAGCCCGATGAGCCGTGTCAAGGTCCGTTTTGCAGATGTCCGCGATATTTCGAAGCGTCGCGCAAATGGTTACACCAAACAGCAGCAGAAGGAACTCGCCGGCAATATTGACCTGCTTGGCCGTGACGTGAACCCCACAACCGTTTATATTTCCTCCAAGCTTGACCGCGATGACATCGTAGACATCACCGACTTCAACGTCGTGAACTACATGTACAACCTGGACAAGATGAACCTGAATGAAGAGCTTGCTCGTCAGATCATGATTGGTGATGGCCGTACCGGCGATAAGGCTATCGATCCCACCAAGATTAAGCCCATCTGGACCGATGATGATCTGTTCTGCATTCACACAAAGATCGACATTGAAGGAATGCGCACGACCATGAATGGTTCCGATTCTTCAAAGAATTTCGGCGACAACTACGTATATGCCGAAGCCATTCTGCAGTCCCTGCTGTATGCCCGTGAGAAGTACAAGGGATCCGGCAACCCCGATTTCTTCTGCACTCCGCATCTGGTGAATGTCATGCTTCTTGCCCGTGACCTGAATGGCCGTCGTATCTATGACAACATCAGTGATCTGACTGCTGCGCTGAACGTGAACAGCATCATCACTGCCGAGCAGTTTGAGGGCAAGACCCGTTCGGTGACCGTGAAGGAAGAAGGTAAGCAGGATGTTGTGGAGACCCGCAGCCTGCTTGGCATCCTTGTCAACCTGAACGATTACGAAGTTGGTGCTACCAAGGGTGGCGAAATCACTCACTTCACCGATTTCGATATTCGTTACAACCAGGAACTCAGCCTGATTGAAACCCGTTGCTCCGGCATGCTGATTCGTCCGTATTCCGCCATCGCTCTTGAAACTGTTGCCGAGTAAGAGGTGAATCCTGATGAAGTTCTTCGGTAAAGTCGGGTACTGTTGGACAGAAGAAGGCACCGGAGAACGTGAGGGAATCATGGAAGAGCATTCTGCCGAGTATGAATACTACGGTGATGTTCTTTCGAATAATCGTAGGCTGGATCCAGGAACTAGCATCATCGACGATGTAAACATCAGCAACAGAATTAGTATCGTGGCGGACACTTACGCATGGCAGCATATTTTCGCTATGAAGTACATCGAATGGATGGGAACAAAGTGGAAGATCACCAATGTGGAAGTTGCCCGCCCGAGACTTATTCTGCAGATAGGAGGGGTTTGGAATGGGCCGAAAGCGGATTGATTTGCATCGGACCCTTAAAGCCATATGCCCGAATTGCTGGTATCAACCAGATGCCAGTAAAACACTTTCCTATCCGTGCATAGTTTACAAATTGGTCGATATGCCGGTTCACCATGCCGATAACATCCCCTATCACGTCGGTCACACTTATGAGCTGACAGTGATTGACAGAGATCCCGAGAGCAAGATTCGGGAATCTGTAGCCAAACTCCAAAGATGCAGTTTTACTCAAGGTTTTGACAGTGATAATCTGCATCACTATGTATTTCGAATTGATTATTAAAGGAGGCAAAAACCATGTCTAAACTCGAATGGGATGCCGTTGGGCAGAAAAAGTTTGAAAGTGGTGTATCCAAAGGTGTTCTGTACCGCAAGACCGGAGAAACCCCTGGCAAAGAATGGGTCGGTGTGGCTTGGAATGGTCTGACAAGTGTGCAGGAGAACCCCGAAGGCGCAGATCCTCAGGATTTCTACGCCGATAATATTAAGTATGCAACGCTTCGTTCCGCTGAAACCTTTGGCGGCACCATTGAAGCGTATACTTATCCGGAAGAGTTCGAGTACTGCAACGGCGAAGCTCGTCCTGTCAAGGGCATGACCATCAACGGTCAGAAGCGCGAGCAGTTCCGTTTCTGCTATCGTACCGAACAGGGTAATGATGAAGATCCCGAAGCCGGTTACAAGCTTCATCTTGTTTACGGTGCAACTTGCAATCCTTCCAGCAAGGATCATCAGACCGTTAACGATAATCCGGACATCACGAATCCCAGCTGGGATTTCGACACTATTCCTGTGGCATATCCGCCCTACAAGCCTGTCGCCCATATTGTTGTTGACAGTCTGGATTATACCACTACAGATGAGAAGGCTGCTCTCAAGAAACTCGAGGATGCGCTTTACGGAACCGACAAGGATGAGCCGTATATGCCCGATCCGGCTGGAGTTGCCGCACTTCTTACTGTGGCTTAATCTGCCGATAATTGGGCCACTGGGTTCTCGCCTGGTGGCCCCTTATCTTTTTTAAAATGATTTTTTGAAGGAGCAATCAAGAATGATTAAGAAGACCATTAAGTACCATGACTACGAAGGCAACGAGCGCGTGGACGATTTCTATTTTCATCTCACCGAGATCGAACTGGAAAAGATCAACACCGAACTTCCTGGCGGCATTCAGAAAGCTGCTGAGCGTGCATCCAAGAACAACGATGCTGGTGCCATGCTTGTTATCATTGACAAAGTCATCAGTCGCAGTTATGGCATGCAGACGCCTGATGGCGGCTTCATCAAGCGTAATGCCAGCGGACTCCCGCTGTATGAAATGTTTGTCAATACCGAAGCCTATGACAACCTGCTCACCGAACTGATCAGCGGTGGCGACCGTGTCCTTAGTGATTTCCTGATGGGCTGCCTGACCGTTTCTACTCGTGAGAAGATCAAGGCTGAGTTTGCTCGTCGTGACAAGGAAGCAAACGAGAACGTGAAGCTCACTGCTGTAGATAAGTAAGAGGAGGTGCCAGTTGTGCTTCAGTTGACTATCAATGGTGGAGAACTATTCGATGAAAAAGCAGAACGATTCATCAAAGTAAAGCCCCAGACATTGCAACTGGAGCACAGTCTGGTTTCTATTTCAAAATGGGAGGCAAAGTGGAAGAAACCGTATCTGAATCCGAGAAACCCGATGACCTATGAAGAAACCATCGATTACATTCGGTTTATGACGGTTAGTCCGCAGCATGTTGATCCAAACGTCTACAGGTTTATTAACGATTCACACGTGAAAGCTGTTATGGAATATATCAATGATCCCATGACAGCAACAACGATCTCCGATAGCAATAGAAAACGTGGTCCACAGCAGGTTCTGACGAGCGAATTAATCTATTACTATATGACCGCTTACCAGATCCCGTTTGACCCATGCCAGAAGTGGCATTTCAACCGGTTAATGACATTAATTAGGGTGTGCGATGCCAAGCAGCAGAAACCCACAAAGATGAGCCAGTCGGAAATCAACAGCAGGAATAGAGCACGCAATGCTGCACGTAAAGCTCGCTATAACACCAGGGGGTGATTGCGTTGATTAGAGTCAAGCACAAAGGAAATTTTAACAACACTGAAAATTGGTTTGACAGAATGCTAAGACGCGATCACTTGAAAATCCTGAGTCAGTATGGCGAGAAAGGTGTTGAGGCTCTGAAAGCTGCTACACCAGTTGATAGCGGAGTAACAGCCGACAGCTGGAGTTATGAAGTAGAAGACAATGGCAAAACTTCTACTATTACTTTTAAGAATAGCAATGAAAGCAATGGCGTTAATATTGTTATTCTTCTTAAGTACGGACACGGAACCAAGAACGGCGGGTACGTTCAAGCGAACGATTTTGTTACTCCAGCTCTTGAACCCGTGTTTAAGGATCTTGCCAACGCTGCATGGAGGGAGGTGACGAAGTAAGATGGCATCCAATGTTGATACCAGAGTCGTTCAAATGGAGTTTCAGAACCAGCAGTTCGAAAGGAACATTGCAAAAAGTAAGCGCAGTCTTATGGATTTTAAGAAAGAGCTGAACTTTGATTCCGTAAAGGCTGGTTTATCCGATTTTGCTGATGGACTTAAAAACATTGACTTCGACAAAATGGTCAATGATGTTGGGCGACTCGCCGACAAGTTTACAGGAATCGGACGCATTAGTGAAATGGTTCTCAGTGAGATCCAGAGTAAGATTCGTGGGGTTGTAGCAAGCATATCTAACTTCGCCGACTCCATGACAACTCTCCAGATCAGCGCTGGCAAAGTTAAATACGAAGAACTCAGTAAATCCGTTCAGACAATCATGGCGGCAACCGGTAAGAGCGAGACCGAAGTTTACAATGTCATGAAGCGTTTGAACCAGTATACTGACCAGACAAGCTATAACTTTGCTGACATGGCTCAGAACATTGGTAAGTTCACTTCCGTTGGCATTTCTCTCGAAGATGCAGAGAAGCAGATGGAAGGTATTGCCAACTGGGCAGCTCGAAGTGGTGCCGGTATCACAGAAGCAAGTCGTGCTATGTACAACCTTAGCCAGGCAATGGGCACTGGTAAGATGAGCCTTATTGACTGGAAATCGATCGAAAACGCAGGCATGGCAACTTCTGAGTTCAAGCAGCAGTTGATCGATTCCGCTGTTGCAGCCGGTACACTTGAGAAGTCTACAAAGAAAGCTGCAGATGGAACAACCACAACCGTTTATAAGACAGCGAAAAAACTTGGTAAACAGGTCGAAGTCACTGTCAACAATGTCGGTTCAACATTGAACAAAGGCTGGGTCCCGGCGCAGGTCATCAGTTCTACTCTCATGAAGTATTACTGGGATGATCTGTACTACGAAGGTACAGAGGCCATTATGAAGCTTACAGACGAGCAGCAGACGGCCTTTGATAAAATGTTCGACAAGGATAATAAGCTTGACTTATCCGAATGGAAGCAGCTCGAGAACATGGGTGTGCTGACAAATGATGTTAAGCAGAAAATCCTCGACCTTGCTGTAGCCCAGGGTAAACTCAAGAAAGAAACCGATAAAGACGGAAAAGCCATTTATAATTTCGTCGACAAGAATGGTAAGAAAACTGCTGTCACCCTTGAAAACATGGAAAAGACACTTTCTAAAGGTTGGTTCGATAAAGATTTTGGCAAGGCTGTTACCACCATTAACGAACTTGCACAGACTTCTTATGAGGCAGCCCAGAAGTGTACAACCTTTACTGATGTTCTTGGTGCATGGCGAGACATGATCAGTACTGGCTGGATGACAAGTTTTCAGCATATTTTTGGTACTTTGAGTGAGTCCATGGAGTTCTTCTCCAACGTCTGCAACAAGGTTAGCGAAAGCCTCGATACGCTTATTTCCACCAGAAATACTATTCTCAAAGGATGGGAAAACCTTGGCGGAAGAAAGAGTTTGTTCCAGACTATTCTTGGAGATTATGGCGAGGGCGTTGAAACCGGAGCATATGGTCTACTTGATGTCATGAACGATATCGGAAAACTCATATCTGATGGATTCTGGGCGATGCTCAAACCTTTCGCCAGTGATTCGGTTAATGCCCTGTGGGATAAAGATGACGGCAAGTGGCGTCTGGCATGGCTTAGTGTCGAACTGAAGAAATTCACGTCTGGTCTTCAGGAAGGCATGCAGAGCATCAGAAAGTTCTTTAACGAAGACGTACTCATAGGTAACACAACTACTACTCGTCTTGAAATGATCCAGAACATTATCAGCGGTATTGCTGGGGTGTTCATCTTCGCAAAAAATGTAATCAGTGGTATTGTTACCTATTTCACTAAGATCAAGGCTCAGCTTGAACCGAGCTTCATAGCTATCGAGTACATGTTCTCCACGATTGGCAGTCTGATTTATCAAAATACTAGTGAAGATGTGCAGAACAATGGAATCATCGGATTCTTCAGCAGGCTGGCGGACTTATCTTCTCCGTTGACCTCTGCAATTAATAGCCTTGTTATCTCCATTGCTAATCTTGTCTTCAGGATTATTGACTGGGGCACAAGAACCGGTATCTTCCAGAAAATCAGCAATGCTATTTCTAAGTTGTACGCAACTCTTGTGAAACTTGCTGGGCCAATTACAGAGTTCGTAGGATCCATTTTTGAAACAATCTCATATTTGTTTGAAAACGGTATTTCTCAAGAAACGCTGAAAAATGCAGGAAAGAAGCTTGCCGAGAGCTTTAAGGCGCTGATCAAAGGAGTTGCCGATGCTCTACCGGATAGCTTCAAATGGCTTAAGGAAGCCTTTTATGATTTGTTCAATCTGTGGGATCCCGATGTAGCTACTGGCAGAGACAACATTTTCACGAGAATCCATGACATGTTCGCGAATGGTTTCGACAGTCTCGAGAAATGGTTCAAGGAAGGTGGATTTAGTTCTCTGTGGGATACCCTAAAAGGTGTCTTCACAAATGGTCTCTCTGGTGCCAGTACAGCCTTGGGAACGGTTGTTCATTGGCTCGGAAGTTGGAGCATTGGGGATGTGATCAAAGGAAGTATCGGCGCATTCTGCAACATTGTCGGTTGGGCAATTGAACAGTTGAAAACAAGAAACATTTTCGAGTTGATCAAGGCGTTCATTGCCGTTGGCAGTGCCGCAAAACTGTATAAACTGATCAGTGATGCAGATGGAGTTGTTGCCGCTGTTGGAAACTTCCTTAAGAATCCTCTTTCTGCATTGTTTGGCGGAAGTGATGATGGCGGCGGAATACTTTCCACTATATCTGAAATTGTTGGAAATATTCTCGACGTAGCAAAGGCGATCGGTATCGTAGCTTTAGCAATTACGGTTCTCGGCGAAATTCCGACGGATAACCTGATCAAGGGTGGCATTGCACTCACCGGAATTCTCGGCATACTTGTTGGCTTTATGGCAGCCGTTAACGCAGTATCCGGCGAAGGCCTTAAGAGTGCATTCAATTATATTGCTATTACAACCATGGCATTCTCCATTGGCCTTCTCGTAGCCGCTTTGCTCCCCCTTACTGCTGTAAGCTGGGAAGGTTATGCTAAGATGATGGCCGGTCTTGGAGGCATTTTAACTCAGTTAGTAGGCTTCATGCTTATCACTGGTTACGTTCCAATCGGTACTGGTCAGCTCGGAAGTTTTATCGGGTTTGCAGTGTCGATTGGCATTCTTGTAATGACATTGCTGCCATTGGCTAGTGTCTCATGGGAAGGTTATGCAAGAATGATGGCCGGGCTCGGAGGTGTGCTTACCCAGTTAGTAGGCTTCATGCTTATTACGGGTTACGTCCCAATCGGTACTGGCCAGCTCGGAAGTTTTATCGGGTTTGCAACATCCATTGCCATTCTTGTATTTGCACTATTGCCGCTCACTAATGTTACGTGGGAAGGCTACGGTCGTATGATGGCCGGACTTGGTGGTGTACTTACACAGTTGATCGGATTTATGTTTGTTCTTCAAAAAGCTAAATTTGATCTGAGTAAGCTTACCAGTTTTATCGGCTTCGCAACTTCTATCGCCATCCTCGTATATGCACTTACGCCATTGGCTAATGTAACATGGGATCAGTACACAATGATGATGGTAAGCCTCGGAACAATGCTTGCCCAGCTGTTATTATTTGCTTTCATGATGGATCATTTAAGCATAAAGCCGGGTTCCATTTCAGGGGCCATTGCCTTTGCTGGCAGTCTTTCTTTGATAATTGCTTCGTTCGGTCTTGCGCTGAGCATGGCAAAAGGAATGGACTGGGCATCCATTGCGGCCTTCTCTCTTGGCCTCTCTGTGATAATGCTTAGCATGGGTGGTGCATTATCGACCCTTGGTGCGATCCCTGTCACCGTAGCAGCAAAAGGAATTGCTATCCTCTCGGCTGCAATCATTGCCATCATGGGCACATTGTCAGTTATGATTCCAGTTCTTCTTGGATCGATTGGCAGTGGCGTCACGGGCGTTGCAGGACGTCTTCGTCTTGTTGCAGATATGATATCCCAGTTCACGTCGAAGATGAACAGCGTAACCGATGGCGATATCGACGGTGCTAAGAATAAGTTAGATAAGATAAAGAAGATCCTTATTGATCTGAAGAGTTTCAACGGTCTTTCGGGCAATGTGAGTGCATTCTCAACAGCCATGTGGCAGCTCAGTAGCAGTCTTGCAGTGGCATATAGGGAATTTGCTCAGGTTGGTGATATTAGTAACCTTTCTGCCCTGCAGCTGTTGAAAGATATTCAGCAGAACTATTCAGGTATCGATACTCTCGCCAAGATGAATCTGACTAACTTGCAGACAAATCTTGCAGGACTTGGTGGTGCAATGATGCTCTATGCAATGGGTGCTAACCAGGTTGCATCTGCATATGGTGGAAGTGGAGACACCTCAGTAAACGACAAGGCCATCGATGCTGCAGTCCAGATCATGTCCAAAATCTCGAAGGCATTTTCTGAAAATGGAGATTTTGAGATCCCGAATATGCCGGCTTCCGAAGACATAAGTGGCTGGGGCGTTCAGTTGGCAGCATTGGCTGGTGCTCTTGTCAGCTTTGAGAATGCCGGTGCTGGCCTTGGTGATGGAACTCAGAAGGCTCTTGATACTCTGACGTTCTTCCAGCAGCTGAAAGGCAAACTGGAGCAGACGAGCTTTAAAGAGAACATGGAGTGGCTGCTTGGTTATATTAAAGGCACCGAACTGGAAAAGGGCGGAACTGATAATCAGGACGTATTGTCTGCTTTTGGCGGGCATATTGCTTCCCTTGGTGAATCTCTCCGCAGCTTTGCCGAAGCCACAACTGGTGTTAACAAGGAAACTGGCGAGATCCAGCCGATCGATTATACGAAAGGTGTTGAAGCAATCCAGTCCTTCCTTGATATTAAGCAGAGGCTCCCGAATGTCGGTGGCATTGTGTCGTGGGTGACTGGCACTAAGGAAGACCTTATTACTCTTGGTGGCGAAATCGAAAGCCTCGGTACGAGTCTAAATCAGTTTGCAAAGCATATTAATGGTGATGGTGAGGCTGCTAACAAGTTCGATCCCGAAAGTGTTAAGCTTGCAACCGGAGCCCTTAATGAAATGATTGACTGCGTTATCGAAATCAATGGCAAAATGCCACGAGCTGGTATAGTTCTTGGTTTATTCAAGAAACTGTTTACCTCTACTTATGACTGGACCGCTGCTGATCTTGGAAAAGAATTCGGCACATTCGGAGAAGGTCTTGGTAAGCTCGGAAAAGGCTTGAAGGAATTCACAGATAAAGCCACTGGCAAAGGTGAAGTAGCGTTCGATCCTAAGACCACTACCAATGCTGCAAAAGCTATGGGCGACATGGCAGAGGCTATTTCTACTGTAAACAAAAAGATGCCAAGAACTAATCTGGCAATCGCTATTTGGCAGAAACTCTTTGGCAAAAAACAGTGGACCGGTGAAGAACTCGGAAAACAGTTTGGAGGCCTTGGTGATGGCCTTGACAAACTCGGTAAAGGTCTTAACCAGTTTGCCACGAAGACAAATGGTTCTGGCTATGATCCTGAATCAGTAGGCAACGCTACAACCGCTATGGATTCGATGTTAACCTTCATGCAGACTATTTCTGGTAAGTTGCCGGTCGTTGGTGGTATTGCAAATTTTATAAATACTATTCTCAACGGCACTGAAATGAGCATGAAGGAACTCGGAACTCAGATTGGTGAGCTTGGCGATGGTCTTGGTAAACTTGGTTCAGGACTTGATTCTGGTGGATGGACTAAGACAAAAGGCTCTACACAGGCGTTTGATACCATTAACAGCATTCTCGACATGATGCTGAAGCTCGGCACAATTCGCAGTATTCCTAATATGTCTTCTACTCCTCTCGCATGGATCGACGATCTGAACTTCATCATGCAGGAGTTGACGAGTAAAGAGTATACATTTGATGGCGATAAACGCGAGAACAGTATCGTCGACAATATTGTTACCTTTATGAAGCAGCTCGATACTGGTATGAAACAGGTTGCTCCTGATACTGCCAAGCTGAACAGTCTGCTTGTTGTATCTGAAATTCTCAACGAGCTCAGCAACATTAACGTATCTGCAGACTTCAAGAACATCGGTTCTATGATCGCTGCCGGTACAGCTGAAGGTATTAAAACTGGTTCCAGTGGCGTAATCAATGCTGCGGTTAAGATGGCAATTGCTGCTTATGCTGCGGCAAAGAAAGCCCTTAAAATCGAGTCTCCTTCCAGAATGTTTGCTGAGATTGGTGACTTTGCAGCACAGGGCATGGCGGTTGGCATTGAGTCCGGAACTTCTGGTGTTGAAGATGCTTCTGCCGTCATGGGTGAGAAAGCTCTTGACAGTACAACTTCAGTCCTGAGTTCCATGGGTTCTCTGCTGGATGAAAACCTTAATCCTAATCCGACAATTACACCTGTGCTTGATCTGACTGGTTTCAACTCTGGAATCAGCACTATGCAGAAGTCCATGAGCGACAACTCCATGACGATTGATACTACTGCAGCCGGTCGGTACGCTTTTAATTCTGTGCCGAACCGTACAACTCAGGAAATCAATCAAAATGGAAGTGACTACAGCGGTCTTTATGCAAGAATTGATCAGGCAGTTGAAACCATCAATTCTCTGGGCGAACGTATTGCTCAGATGAAACTCGTTCTCGATAATGACGTCGTTGCCGGTGGCGTGAGCAGCGGTGTTGACAAGAATCTCGGACGCCAAATGTTCTACGAGAGTAGAAATAACTAAGAAGGAGGGATGAAGATGCCAGGTGAAGCGTGGTATGAAGGCGCACATAGCCTGACCTTCAGTACCGGAGAAAAAGAAACCAGCGGACCAAGGACCGGATATTTAAAAGGATTCAATACCTGGACCACCTGGCATCTGATTCCTACCAGCAAACCAGTAGTAGCACCACCACAGCCAAGAATAAATTATGTTGAAATCCCCGGTCGTGATGGAGCATTGGACCTGACAGCATTCCTGACAAGTCAGTTAACCTTTGGCCAGAGAAGTGGAAGTTGGGAGTTCATCATAGACAACGGTTGGGAAAGCTGGGAGGCAACCCGATTCAAGCTTCATAGAGATCTTCATGGAAAAGTGTTTTGCATTGTTCTTGAAGATGTTCCGGAATGGTACTGGTTCGGGCGAATCGTCATCAACGATTACCAAAGTGGCGATTCGAACAATAAAGTCACTCTGAATTACACAGTTGATCCTCGTTGCCATTATATATTTGCAGATGGCAACTGGCTGTGGGATCCGTTCAACTTTGAAACCGACTACACGGATAACACCGGAAAGGAGCCAAGGTTGTAATGGCTACTCCGATTTACAGTGTATACATCAATTACTTCAACATGAACGGCCAGCTTGTCACAACCGAAACCAAGCTATTCGATATTCCGATGGATGTAAGCAACCCGAACGCACTGGTTGATCCCAAAGTCAAAGGCGAAATGGGAAAGGCTGGTACGTTCGAGTTTTCTGTTTATGCAAGCCATCCGTATTACAATAGCTGGAATCAGATGAAGACAATGCTGAGAGTCGAGTACTTTGGCTATACGATATTTTATGGCCGGGTGCTGACGATTGACGTTGATCACATTACCTCCAAGAAGTCAATTCATTGCGAGGGATATTTGGCATTTCTGATCGACAGCATTATCGAAGGGCTTCCAGATGAGAAGCGCCCCGAGATCGACTGCACTACTCATATTTACAACCTGCTCAATCACCATAACCAGCAGCTTGATGGAAGCGTTCCTCCGAAGCACATATATGTTGGAATGATCCCCGGTAGCACACCGGCTTCTTATCCAGAGATTAAGGTTGACACGAGCAAAAAATATGGGTCGGCCGGTTGGCAGGATACTGGAACAGCGTTCAGCGACCTGACCAAGCAGTACGGCGGTTTTCTCAGAATCAGATACGAGAATGGCGCATGCTACCTCGACTGGCTTGACGGATATTTCAACGATACGGTTGATGATCGAATTGTTGAAATCACCAATAATGCAATCAGCATGACTAGCACAGAGGAAGTAAACAATATATTTACGTATGTGCTTCCGATCGGTAAGAACAATTCTACAGGCGGTGCTGACAATACAGTATATTTGGATTCCAAGTATTTGAGAGTGCCGGATATTGTAAACAAGTATACCGATGCCCAACTTAATAGCGGTTATCACAAGAAAGAAGACTATGTGAACGCTATCAGCAAATACGGAATCATCTATAAAACGGCTTCGTTCCCTAATGCTGATAATAAGACGGATCTCGAAGCCTGGGCATGGGACTGGATTAAGAATAACTATTACGGCGGCGTAGGTACGTTTGAAGTCACTGCTGTTGACCTGAAGATATTGGGTTCTCAGAGTCGTCCTCTTCTGGTTGGCGATAGATGCCGGGTAAGATATCCTACTGAGATCGGCAAGCCTTGGGAAGAGCGTCTGCTCACTATCACGAAGGCCGAATACGATCTGTATAAGCCTGAGAGCAACAGCTATACGATTGGCGTTCCGAATGCTGAAAATGCCAATAAGACATACGGAGAAAAAGCCTCCAAGAAAAGCAGCGGCAAGAAAGACCAACCTAGCTCTTCTCCTGGTGGTGGTCCTCCAGATAACGGTGACAACCATGATAATAAGGTTGACCATAAGTTCGAAGAGATCCTTGTTGAACAGTCTGATTTTAATCCGGAGTATCAGGCGTACAAACAGAAATATGGAGCCGATAAAGCAGCAACGATTCTTCGCGGAAGCGCCATATTGCTGAATTATGGCATCGATGAAGAAGGAAAAGTACCAGATAACAACAGGAAAGCACGACGTGAGCTATATTCCCTGTACATCGATGGCCGAGATGGCACAATGAAGGGATTCCACCCGATTGAAGGCCTCGAGGACGCTATAAAGAATGGGCTAGGGCCACTGAACCCCAAGCTGAATGATATGATGTCCGACGCTTATGCTGCCACGGCAACTTCGGTTTTCAATGCTATGGAAGGAACTCTGACGGTTAATGAGAAACGCGATTTGAATTACCAGACACTTAAAGAAGAATATATGGCTGGTAGAAATCCGTTGTCAAGATACCCAGTCAAACCTACATTGAAGCTGTCTGGAGGAGAAAAAAACAACGGAGATGGCACAACGCAATATGGCGAGATTGCACTTGGCTTTATAAACCGGCACAATCCGCTGTCTGATCCTGCTGCTCTTGGCGATCAAATCAAAATGGGACTTGATGGCAAAGTCACAGCTATGATGGCACAGTTCCCTTCGAGTCTCGGAGATATTGGCGACCTGTATAAAGGTGCAATACCATTAGGAACTCTGAATCTCTTTGGTCCTCAGGCAAAATTCTCAACGACAAACACCACAGACCATTCAAAAGAGACTGCTACTGTTGAAGGTAATGGCTCTGGTGGTGAAGGCAGCATCAACGTTGGCGCCGGTCGTAGCGATTCTAAGTTTAGGATCGAGCTCAACAAGCCGGTTACCTACATGGGTAAAGACAACGTACTCCACGAGAATGTTACCGGCTTCGTCAGCGCAGAGGACTTCCAGATAAAGGACACCTATGACAGTCTTCGTGTCAGACTGCTTGTTGTTGATGACCTTATTGCTGATCGAGCCACCATTGGCAGTTTGAATGCTGTAGAAGCTAAGATTGACAGTCTTAATGCCAAAGCGATAACTACTAGCAACCTTAGTGCTTCAATAGCCAATCTGAGTGTTACTCATTGTAAGGCTATCGACTGCGATGGATCTATTACAACAAACAGTCTCAAAGTCGAAGGACAAAACCTTACTGTGAATGGAAAAGTAATGCAGATTGCTAACATCACAAAAAGCGGAAATACTGTTACTGTGACAAAAGTCGGTGGATCATCGATAACGTTCACCGTTTCGTAATGGAGGCACCTATGGACGTAACCAAAGCAGTTGAATCGGCATGGATTGCACTGGATCGAGCAAAGAATCTTATCCAGCATATCGAGATGAAAGCCGATAAAAGTAATCTTCAGTACATGCTTGCCGGTCTTAATTCCCTTGAGGAAGCCAGCAGGCAATTGGAGTCAATCATCAACTATGGCAAAGAGGAGGAGGTTTCCGATGGATCAGGAACTTAATGAAGAACTGAACGAGGAAGAACCCAAGCTTACAGATCCGTGGCACCTACCAGTATTCACAAACACCATTGACCTTGCAGATGGCACAACTGTCAAAGGCCATGCTACGCTGAATGCTGATGACGATGAACTTTGGGTAACTCTTGACCAGGGCACCGATCTCACTACTGCATTTGGACTGTTTAACAACAAGAAGAATACACAAATGATCGTAAGCCATAACTCAATCCTGTCGACCATCACTCATATTGGATACACGAAAATGATCCTCATCCGTGAAGACGCAGGCCGCGTGAAAGTTCTTTTGAAGAAACCTTAAGAGGTGAATTCGGATGGACTGGTATTTCTGCAAAAATTGCAAACGCTGGTACCCGATGTGCCCGAGTACTGTTCTACGTTGTCCTGGCTGCGGCAATGAGATCAAAAACTAAATCAAAATGGAAGGTGGAATGAGCATGGTTAAGGCTATGGACTTCGTATCCCAGGTTGAAGTTGTGTATAACGAACACTGGGGCTATATCTGGGGTACTGCTGGAGTGATGTGGACTGAAAAGAAGCAGAAAGCCCTCAAAGCCGAATACGAAAAAAACCCAACAGATAATGATGAACTGAAGCTCAGTGCGGAGGTTGGCTCCAAGTGGATCGGCTATATGGTAACCGACTGTAGTGAGATCGGAAG